TAACTACAACTTACAACGAACACGAACTACCATACCTAAACATATCAACTGGGGAATTCCCAGTCAGACTAAAAGATGGACTAGATAAATATAAAGAAGAGGACTACTTGGAAAAAATCGTATATAAAAAAGACGTACAGGACTTCATAAAAAATATAAGACGACAAGTAAAATACCATATTCCTAAACATAAAACAAGACTAGAAAATGTCAATACAAAAATTCGCTATTACTTCACATCAGAATACGGAACTAAAAGCACAAAACGACCACATTATCATGGAATTGTCTGGAACCTACATCCAAACATCGCAAGAAAAATAGAAAATCAGAAAATATGGACAAAAGGCAACGTACAAATAAAACCAATAGACAACAATATTTCAACATATTATTACTTAACTAAATATCTATACAAACAAAAAAATTACAACATATGGACCTTCAAACCATTTACACTAATGTCAACCAAACCATTCATAGGAAACAGATACCTAGAAACAAGCACGCAATACCATAAAGCTAAACAAGATCTCTTAACTAAATTCAATAATAGACAAATAATCATACCACGGATATATAGAGACAAATTACCAAACTATCTAAAGGAAAAAACAAGAGAAAAAATAACAGAATACACAATAAAAGAGGAAAAAAACGACTTTCATAAATATAAAACAATAAAAAATCATCACCCTGATATATTAAAATACTTCAAACAACAGACAAAAGAAAAAAGAGAAAAACTCGAGCAATTAACATTTAACCAAAAATTCAGAAACTATGTCAATATTTAACGAAAACATCAAAAAAAGAAGATCAAACAATCAATTCGACCTATCATACGAAAATAAAATGTCAGGTAAATTCGGAACAGTCATGCCATTCTACATGGAAGAAACACTACCAGGAGACAGACTTCAAATTAACACAGAACTAAAAACAGAACTAGCACCACTACTCTCAGACTTAAATCATATAATAGACGTCCATATGGACTACTTCTATGTAACATACGATTCAATATGGTCAAACTTCAGAGACTTTATATCAGGCGGTGAAAATAACGACCAAAATCCAACATTACCATACTTCACAATGTCAGAATCCACAAAAGCATACTTCAAAACTGGCACACTAGCTGACTACTTCGGAATACCATGCTGGAATAAAGACGCAACCGCACCAACAGTAACCGGATCACGACAAATAAATTCACTACCATTCAGAGCATATGGTCATATATGGAATAATTGGTACAGAGACCAAGACCTAGACACAGAACTAGATATAGAACGCACAACAGACGGAGCACAAACAAACGTACTACTTACTAATCTACAACGAGCATCCTGGAACGATATCTTCACAACGGCACGACCAGAAGCACAAAAAGGTGATCCCGTAAACTTCCTAGCAAGAGAGACCGCAACCGATCCAAACTTAATGACATTTGAAGGAACTTCAATAGCATCAGGAACAGCCAATATAGGGGGTGGCGGATTACCGACTCCCTCAGACGGGATACTACGTTCATCGACAAATCAACAATTAGATTTATACGCAACAGTATCACAACTAAGAAAGGGCGAAGCACTACAAGCCTTCTACGAAGCAATGCAAAAAGGCGGAAACAGATATAACGAATATCTAAACACTATGTGGGGAGTAGACGACCAAGATTCAAGACTTCATGTACCACAATTAATCCATTCATCAGATCATCCACTAAAAATCAACGAAGTAGTAACTACTACAAACGCAGACAACACTACAACAGACGACAATGTAGCTGGACAATCATACGGGAAAGCATCAGCATATGGCAATGGACACGTAAACTTCACAGCACCAGACTATGGGCTAGTCATAGGAGTAGTAAAATACCAACCACGCTCATCATACATGTCACCACTTAGAGAATACTGGACAAGAGAAGATAGACTAGAATGGTACACAGATCACTTAGCAGAAATCGGCGAAGCACCTATATATAAACGAGAAATTCAATTAGAAACAGACGATGTAGCATCAACAACATCAGACGAGGAATTCGGCTATCATCACCGTTACCACGGATTCAAACAAAGACACGATCAAGTATCAGGAGACTTCAGATACGGATTAAACTTCAGACACCTAGCAAGAGACTTAACAGTCGATCCTTCACTGTCATCATCATTCATCAAAATAGGACAAACAACTTACGATGAAACAACACTCTCACGAATATTCAATGTAATAGACCCAGACTTAGACTACATATGGATCCATGTATTCAACGACGCGATATTCAATAGAGACGTAAAATATGTATCAACACCTTTAAACTAAAAATCATGAAATATCCAAGAATCAAAAATCTAGTAGAAAATCCACAAAGACCTAAAAAAAATCCAAAAGATAAAGGCAAAGACATGACAATACCCGGTCAGGCCATGTCTTTAAAAGATATAGTACAACGATCAATATCAGGATTCCCAGTACCAATGCAAAGAGAAGAAATCTTCTTACATCCAGACCTTAATCAAATGCTAACAGGCACAAAATACGATATAGTATCAGACGCAAAATTCAGAAAAATGTCAAAAGTAGAACGTCAACGATACATCAATAATATAAAAGGCTTAAAACAAGGACTCCAGGAGAAAATCGACGAGCAAATAACTAAAAAAGAAACAGTCGATCAGCAACAGACATCAACAGAATCAACAACAGAAGAGACATCTTCACCTTAATAGCTACCACGTAGCACATATATCCCCTTGGTATATATGTGCTACGTGACACAAAAAAAATCAAGTGAGGCAAAAAAAACGATCAAACGAATAAATAACGAACGAAAAAAATAAAACAATGGGTACAGAATCAGAATCAGGAGGAAACAATAATTCAGGAGGAAACACTCCATGGGGAGCAATCATAGGAGGAGTTACAGGATTATTCAGTAACATTGGAGCCAACAGACGACAAATAGAATCAGAACAGAGACAATATAATTACAGTCGAGCACTAGCCAGTCATCAAAACAATATGAATATGGCAAACTGGAATACAATATGGAATGCTCAGAATCAATATAATTCACCTATCGCACAAATGCAAAGATTAAAAGAAGGCGGAATAAATCCACACTTAGCATTCTCAAAAGGTGGCGGAAACAATCAGGGATCATCACCTGGACTACCACAGACTTCAATGGGCGGTGTAAATACAGCACCTACTAAATCAATACTCGGCGGAGTAATGGAAAAATATATGCAAAACAAAAGCATGATCGCACAAATTAGATCAATGTCATCAAAAGCAGATCAAGAAGAGATCAGGACAGAATTAATGCGTCAAGGCTTAGGAGATCAAAAAGTAACTGCAAGAACAGAAGCAGAAACAAAAAAACATAAAGCACAAGCAGATTTAAAATATCACGGAGAATACAATACTGAGACTGGCATGTCGAAATATTCAGAATCAATCAATACTGATCTAGAAATAAAAAAAATTCAAAAGGCACAAGCACACGCAAACAAATTACTTACACAAGCTAAAGAAAAACAAACAATAACAGCAGAAACCTATCAATCGATACAATTATCAATCGCTAACGCACAATTCGGCTTCGTCAAATCACCAAAATTCGCAGAACTACCTTCAATATTACAAGGAGCTATACTATCATTAATGAAATGGGCAGGCGGAATGTAAAATCAGCGATTTGGAACAAATCAAGACCCCCAAAACTACCAAAACTATAACCACGCAATGGACGGTAAATTAAAAATAAATCATTATATTTAACATACAATAAAAAAAATAAAATGTATCAACTAGAATTAATACGCTATGCACCCAATTCCAACGGGACTATTCACGGTTCAATACTTATTATTAATAACGATAATATTCAAACTGTTATACCTACTCTTGAAAACAGAAAATACAAAATTGCAAAAGACACTTATAAAATGGAGTGTAACTACTCTAATCGCTTTAACACTATTCTACCTTATATTCATCACCAATCACGATCAGGAATACGCATTCATAACGGATATACTCAGGAACATTCTAAAGGGTGTATACTTGTAAACAACCCTAAAAACATTCAAAAAATAATAAAGACAATACAAAAAACAAACGGATTAATAAAACTTAAAATCACAGAACTATGAGAAACGTATTAAAATGGCTATTGGAACATCTTCCAAAAATCCTAGACTTATTAATAGACCTAGTAAACGATCCCAAAACAACAATTAAAAAATAACCTATGAAACGTAAAAGAAACAGAAATGTCTGGAAAATCAAAAGAACAGGTAGACGTATCTAAACTAATAGATTCACTACAAAAAATAAATCCTAACTTAGAAATACACCAAGAGGAAAAATATACTCAAGGTACAATGTCAGGACACAATCTAGAAATAATTACCTATATAGTAGACAAGAGAACTAGAGAACGTGCAGAACTCTCAAGACACAAATATAAAATACCTAAAGACGTTCCAAAATGGATAACAAAAAATAACTTATGGTACCATACAAACGGAGAACTTAAACAATTAGATCAACTTAGAAAATCCAAAAAAGAACGTAAACCTAGCAAAGAAACATTAAAACAATGGAAAGAATTAATAAACCTAGATAAAAAAAAGGAAAAAAATGTGCTATTATCCAATAACACTGAAAAACCCAAAGAGGAAACCTACAAATAACAAATATCTAAACACAGTACCATGCGGAAAATGTGTAAAATGCATACAGAAAAAGAGATCAGAATGGGCATTCAGATTACATCAGGAAAGTCAAGACCATGCACACGCATACTTCATAACTACAACTTACAACGAACACGAACTACCATACCTAAACATATCAACTGGGGAATTCCCAGTCAGACTAAAAGATGGACTAGATAAATATAAAGAAGAGGACTACTTGGAAAAAATCGT